GCCCAATATTATAAGGATTATTTTTAAACCTTCACCTATTTATATTTTTATTCTATAATTATATCTGCATATCTGACACCATATAATTAAGCTACCTCCACTTTAAAACTATTTGATTAATGTATTTGGTTATTATATTGGTTAAATATGTAATTTTTATTAGTATGTGATTAACACGTAAAAGGAAAAAGTTATGTATATACTATATTCTATTTTCTGCCAATGCCGTCAAGTGATAATATACTTAATAACTAAAAAACTTTCTAATCTAACATGCCATAAAAATTATCGTGTTCTTCTTTTTCAAATATTGCATTACATCTTTCTTGCAATAATTTGTCATTTTGGAATGAATATTTTATTAATGCTGCCATTTCGTCATATTGTAAATTGTACTCCATGTCTTCTCTTTTTGCATATTTATTCCATTGTTCTCTATATTCTTCATATACTCCAGGACCATGGAAGTATAAGAATCTAAACGCTGTATTTAAGTTGGTTAATATTTGTTCGCGTTTAGTCATTTTTGTATCGGTTCTATACCATAACAACAATGCACGAGGTATTTCTAATGAACACTTTGCTATCCATACAGGATTTTCTGAACCATCCAACGTTTTTGCGAAGTAATGCTTCAAGAACTGAATCTCGTATATTGATCGCTTAGAAATGCGCTCTGATTTATCTGGCGCTGTAACTTGCATGTTTAATTCATTGTATCCTTGAACTATAGCGTCTATTGTGATTACGTTGCGAGCAATAGGTGAAACTGCAATAACGATATCGTCAGCCGCCATCATGAATCTGACATGCTCCAAGATAAAATCTAAATTGTTGTAGTATGGACTGTCATTTCTTTTTAATATTCTATTGACAATTACAAATAAGTAGACTATATGTACTGTGCTATTTTCCAACAAAGTACCCGGATGTCCTGAAAGCATGCCTCCAAGCTTCCGCATTACAATGTCCTGAAAAACCACATACGAATCTATATAATCTGTCATTAAACCATACATTATCTTTCTTGTTTCTGTAACATTAAATGGAATTTTTCTAGATTGTGATGATTGTTCTAGGAAATACAATACTACCTCTATATAAATTGCAAATGCCTCATATGTTACATTTCTTTCCCAAGCTTTGACATCAAAATCCATCATGTAATCAGTATATTTTAGATGCTCCACAATTTTAGGAGCGTCCTTCTCCATGTCAATACCAATTGCAAAAGGTCCAACTTTGCCATAAACTTGAGGTGTGTGTGATATAAAAGTTTTGAAGGAGCCATTCACTTTATTATAAACTATTTGATGAATAAAATTTCCTGTTGCTACAGTTCTCGTTTTCGGTTCTAAAATCTTGCTCACACCGACAAGTTCTTTCTTGATTACTTCCATCTTAAAATTTTTAGGAATTCTATTTTCTATATAACAATTTTCCATTTCGCTAACCATTTGATAAACTTCCGGTTTTATATCGTAACATAAATTGTGTTCATTCCATTTGATATAGTTTTGTTTTCCAACTGCCCCCTTTTCTAGTTTATATGGTAGTCCTGCTGAAGAATGAATGTTAATAGGTTTCGATCCTGGTACCTTGTTTCCTATTATTGCATCCCTAGTACCCAAAACTGTAATGTCCTCAATATGTGGATAGAATTTCTTAATGACTCTTCTTACAAATTTCATAGCTGTTTCCTGCTCAGTCACTTCAATATACGGTAAGGTATAATTGTCGTATTTATTTAATGAAACTTTTAAGTAGTGTCTAGCTCCTTCTGGAATTCTAATATCCTTCTGTGACATAATCGCTGGTTGTACGTCACAATCCCATATGTTTTCCATAAATGTTCTTGCAAATCCAGCATTCTTACTAACGTCTTGATTCGGAAAAGGTGATTCATAAAGCTCATAACAAACTTCTTTGATTTTTCTTATTGGATGATCTTCAGGTGCGTTTGGTAATTCAGCTTCCAATACAACATATCCATTTGGTCTTTGCAATTTTTTAATAGCCTTCTTTATCTCTTCCTGCGTAACTATATTTGCAAAATGTCTATTGACAGTAATATCTTGGGTTGAAATCAATGGTCCCAATATGCTGTGACTTCTCAATTTTGAATTCATATGGAAATAGCAACTACCTGAGAATCCTTCTCTAGCATACAAATTATGTTGTGAGTTCAGAATCATAACTCTTTTTGCTTTAGATTTTGTATCCCAGAGTTCATTATATTTCTCAGTTGAAGTAGCATTGCATTGTCCTACAGTCTTAAAAATCCTTTCTCTATTCTTAAAATCCTTTGATCTATCTGTATCAATTATGACGCCCGAAGCTGTTGTACTGTTCAAGTTTGCAATATTTGGACCCAAATCTTTTTCTTCTAAAAACAAGTGTGTAATGTCTCTAGTATTTCTGAATCCTGGTACATGTATTATTGCAACATCTGTATCCGGTATTCTTACTACATGAAGATTTTGTCTAATTGAAATTGTTCTTATTGCATCTTCAGGTTTAAAAGTATGTTGTATGTTATCAAAGATTTCAACCTTCATATCAAATGGAA